TTATGCAAAATTTTGTGCCATAAACTCAGAAACAGGTATAATTTTGTATTTAGATTCATTAGTTGGAAACTTTTTAATGAACTCATTTATTTCGTCTGCCGAATCAGTATACGCATTATTATTGATTACAAACATAACTCTCTTGGATGGCGTTTTAACGTGTTCAATATCATAGATGGCGCTTTTTAACTCTTTTGCTAGATTACCAGGCCTTGCATAATCAAACGTTAATATTTTTATCAGAGTGTTTCCCACTTCATAATCAAATATTGGTTTTTTGTCAAAGTCACCAACATAAGACTTTGGATTTCTTTCGAAACCAGATATCTTATTGTATCGGAGATGACCAGAAAATAATTTTCTTATTTCTTCTTTGGTTATACGATTCTTTTTGGCCTGATCGTAATATAAAAATGTTCTCGATAAATCTGTAATTGATTGTTTAATTGTTTCATCATCATCATTTACGGAAATTCCTTGGACTGTGAAAAATTGAAACTCATTAGCATAATATTTTGTTTTTTCTATTAAAAAGTTTTCTGACTCAATGTTTTTAAATTCAATTTCTTCAAATTCACTGTACTCGCCAGCTATCTCTTTTTTAGGATATTCGAACTGATAATACATAGAATCCATAACTAAATTGAAAAAATCTGCATCATACTCATCATCAAAAGCCTCGAGTCTTTTTTTAGATCTTAATTTTATGAATGTAGAAAATTTTCTTTGAGGAATGTGAATTACTATACCAACATTCATCGTCTCGCGCCTAATTGAGCTAGGACGATAGCTTAATATGGTATATAACAAATTTATTTTACTCATCTTAATTTTCTCCTCTCTTTACAAATTAAATCTGATAGCTAAGTATTTAGCAATGTCATCTGCATGATCGCGTTGATAACAAAAAAATTTCTTTAAAGCAATTATATCATCTTCACTAATATTCCAGTCATCTGGAATATCACTAACCCAGGATTCAATTTTTAGGTTTGTCAAATTCTTTAATTTCCCTAATATCTTATTAAAGCTATGTTTGCCTTTGGTTTTACCGTATGCTTTAGCATAGGATTTTATCAGGTATTTATATTCGACGTCATTCATTGCCTCAATAGCGAAAGGTGGAATTTTAGAAATTTCACTCAAAGTTTGTGGCGTCCAAAATTGTTGCTGCTTTAAAATCCTGTCGTTATCAATAACGTTTACTCTTTTTGTCTTAGCATCCATCACTAGATTGCCAGGATTTCCTCCTCTATCAACATTAACTACAAATTGATCAAAAAAAATAATATTTAAAAAAGTATCAATATTTTTGGCCCGTTCGAGCATAATAGGATTAGAAGCAACAGTGATTTTTTCATAGTTAGTTAAGAAAATTGTTCCTTCTTTTGGTGAATATTCAAAAAGTTGTGGGCTACTATTAATAATTTCTTGGCTCAATGTGGCTATTTTGTATGCCGGGTGATCCAATTCAAAATAATCCATAATACGATAACCCACCAATTCGTTCATCAGTGCTTTTGAATCATTTGCCAGCGTTATACTATACTTCATCACATACTGTTTTTGATCACTACAAACAACTAAAAAAGGATGACTGTCACCAACTTTCATTTGTTCAATTACTGTGTCTACTTTTAGCATTTTAACGCCTTTGTGAAAGAAATAAAAACTTACACAATCATATCATATAATCTATAGTTTTTATATAATTAATAAAATTTATAACAAAAACCCGCCCAACCAGAAACAATCCAGTCGGGCGGGCTTTAGTATATTTAATTTTGTAAGGCATTAACCTTTGCTTGTGCATCAGCTAATTCCTGTCGTGCTTTGGCCAATTCATCAGCCTTGGCTAATTCACTAGCTTGTTGTGCAGCTGTCTCTTGCGCTTTAGCTTGTTCAGCCGTCATTTGTGGGTATGTCTGATTCAACTCATTAATCAATAGAGCGTATTCTTTTTCAATAGCGTTCTTGATTAGAGTTTCATTCGCATTTGAAAGTCCTAATGTTAATAGCGCTTTTTTAACGATATCAACGGCACCAGACTTCTTCGCTTCGCCCTCTAAATATTGCGTCACACCTAACTTTTGCATAGCTACGATTGCAGCCTTTGCCAGTGGTGATAGAACGTTAATCAACGTTGTGGCTTTGCTATTACCAGTAATGACTTTGCCAATCCAACCACCAATGATTGGAATAGCTGCCAAAGCGATTGCAATTAGAACATCTGAAATACTATTTACTTGCATGTGATCTCCTTATTTGATTGTTGCGAATGATTTCATCATCCAAACGGGTTCACCGTTCATTTGTACTTCAACTGCCGTAGCTGTTTGGCTTAGCACCTTGTACTTGCAATCAAGCGTAAAGTATTCCATACGTCCGTTGTTGCCTTGGATCGTTTGATTACGTAGCTTGTGGCCGTACTTGTCGGTCAAAGTAATAGCCCCAACAGGCATGTAGTTATTGTAGTCGATAACAGGAATGCCCATGTCTTTGTTGACACCATAATACTTGCCCTGCCACTTCTTCCAAACATCAGCCACATAAACGCCGCTAAATGTCGCATATTGCGTCTTATCAGCGGTTGCTGCTGGTTGTTCATCAGTTGGTCGGTTAGTTGGCTTAGCCACGTCTTCGGCCGGTGTTTTGTTGTCTAATGAGCCCACAACCATAACGTTACCGTCTACACCGAAGTGATTATCAGCATATTGCCAAATCTTGACGTTGCTCATACTTGGGAAGTAAGCCATGTTTGGGGTCGCTTGATGTGACGTTGTTGGATAAGCAGCCACCCACAATGCATTAGGATAACGTGCATTAATACGTGACACATCAATGTGCTGATTCATGTAGTAAGCACCAGAATAAAGCATTGGCTTCTCAACGCCATTAAGTCTGACCTGCTTTTTGGAGACAATCCCAATTCTGATCCGATTTTAGTTAAATTCTTAAGCGCATCACTGTAAATCGCCGTCATAGGGTTGCGGCGGTATCCTTGAAATGCCTCTTTGATAATCTCGCCCTCGTAATTTTGAACTGGTTTAAAAATCGCCTGAACTTCGCCATTTTCGCGAATGTGTTTGTACGCGTTTCGATAAATTTCGTATTGTGTTACATACATTTCTACCAAACCAGAATCAATTCTAGTCACGCTTGATTGCGTTTCTAAAAAAGGTATAACCTTACGCCAAATGACTTTAGCCTGCTGTCCCAAGTAGGCTGGAGGCGTAATCGTTAAACGCCCGCCATTGACGTCTTTATCTGCTTTTTTAACCAACGCTTAACCACCTCCTTTCAAGGGATCCCCCCCTTTATAAAAACTTTTGAAAATTGAACATTTTTACAAGATGACGATATGTGAGCGCTCTACCGTTTAAAGAGCGTGGGTGGGGGTATAAAACACTTTAATCACAAAGACGTGTAATCAGTCCACCTCGACCTAAAACTCTACCAGCGCGCTTATATTAGCTATTATGTTTCATCGTTTTACGGAATCTAATCCTGCCAACCTACCAGCCCTTGCTTGCTTCAGCATCAACGACAACTTGTCTAAGTCACCAGCAGTGGCAAAGCATCTACTTACCTCAACCTCGCGTACATGGAGACCGTCAAGATAAGCTGGGTTGCTTATAAACTTAGTTACCCAGTCGCCTCCGATCGTAACTGTTCGTTTAGTTTTGTTAACTTTGATGTTTTCAGGAAATAGAGATATAGACCTTTTACGATCAGCATAATCGTACATTGCCATAATACAGTCTTTAGCATCTCGACATAACACTACGCTTACCAAATAGTTATCCATGATCAATTGCCTTTCATCATCTTATTTATCATTACCACGCTGCGAACTGGACTAGCTTGCTTTAACTGGTTATCCTTACCTGTGCCGTAGTATGCCTGTTCCCATCTCGTTTTCATGTTGTGACACTTACTACAGATGACCGCTAGGTTGTCGACGTCTGCCTTGTCATCAGGTGCGAACTCCATAGGAACAATGTGGTCCACTGTCTTGCCCATGTTGACGATGCCGTCTGCCTTACAGTATTGACACAAGTAGTGCTGCGTATCTAACACCAACTGACGCAAGTCTACCCACTGCTTCGTACGATAGAAGTTATACTGACCACGTTTATTGTCATCACGGTTACGTGTCACGGTATTGTAGCGATGTACCGCTTGCTTATCACGTGGCACATACTCACGCTCTTGGTCTGCGTGTTGGTCACAGTATTTATTGGGTAATTCAACCATCTGATAACAACCTGTTGCTTTACAGCGTCTTACTCTAGCCATGTCATTTCGGCACCTCCTTTCAATATTTATTGCAAAATAAAAAGCGCTTATGCGCTATCCAAACTACGAACGTAATTGATATGAGTAATTAAGTCCATCGAAATCATGTCCCACTTTTCTATCAGAAGTATCATGTTTATTCTCCAAAAAAATCTGATCATCACAGAATTTAAACACACCGTTGGTCTCGCGGAATGTAATACTATTCACCTCTCTCATTGAGGTAAGATACATGATCTTTATTTCGTCAACGTTAAAGTCTTCATTGTCAAACCTTAAGCCACTTATTTTTTCAAAATTTTCAAAAAGAATTCTCTTTAATTCCAATGTATGTTTTTTTGCCCCTTCCTCCTCCTCTATGTATTTTTCGCGTTCTTCTTTCGAAACTAAAAGCGTTTCCCAAAATTCAACATTAGATTTAATTGATTGAATGCTATCTTCAAGTTTTGAAATTTGATTGGACAAAGACTCCTTATCTTTACTAAATGAATAAATTTGTAAAAATTTATCATGATCCGATTCGTTGACTCCTAATTCATTAAAAGTATTTTTTATCGTATCTATTTTTTCCTCATTGTAGTTTTTATCTATCAGGATTTTACTACTCTCAATATTTTGAGAATCATAACCTTCAATCCTTCTAACGTTTACAGAATATTTTGTACCATTTTTTTCTGAAATCAAAATATTAACAGCGATTAACGGATTATCGGAAATGTTCTCAATACTTATATATTGATATTTGTCTTCTTCTCGGTTATAAAACTTTTCGATATAAGCTATATCTCTATCTATTACATTACTATCGATAAAAACTTGTTTTTGTCGACCGTCAAACGGTAAATTTCTTACCTGTATCAATGGTCTGACCGAGCTGTACCTTCTCTCTGTTTCTATTGAAACTTGTTTGTTAAATTGCTCACCAGATTGACGAATTTGAATAACTATAAAAACAGTTGCTATCAAACTTGCAACAACTCCTACCCAATCAGCGAAAGTACCAAACTTCTCTGGTTCATCAGCAGAACTTATCAACAAAATAATATCCAAAATTCCTACAATCCCTCCGACCAATATACAGCGCATTATAGGTTCTAAAAACCTTTTACTCATCTCACTCCTCCAATAGCAGTAATTATACTACTAGAGAGACGTGGGTTGGATTAGAAATTATTGAATCGCTTAACCATCGTCTTTTTCAATGTCATTTATGTTCTTCCAAATCATTTAAGATTTTTTCTTTCTCATCTAAGAGTTTGGACCTTTTATCAAGCAATTTATCTATCAGTTTGTTTCTTTCATCAATGTCTTTTACAATTTTGCTTGCACAATTCATCATCAAAAATGAAGCTAAAAACAACAAAATGGCTAATAACATTAATATTAAAGCGAGATAATCATTATTCATATCATTCTCCTAAACGTGCCACTCAGCAACTAACTTGTCACTATCGTATTCAAGTGCATATAGCTCTTTCTTGGATAACGTCCAACCGTTCATAATCTCATACTTATCATTAGGCTTAACTGTTCCAAGCTGTCGACTAATCACACCACCATCGTCAACTGTCTTCTCGTTATGGAAGTGACCTTTGTGGATTTCGCGACTGTGAGATAGTGACCAAACACCACCAAACTCATTAGCCATTAGCATAGGCAAGTTCTTAGGTGCTAAGTCACCATGAGCCAACATGATACCCACGTTATCCAATAAATAGGCATCACGGAACTGGATATTGTTCTTGATAACGGCTTGTGGGTACTTGGCTTTCAAATACTCCATGAACATGTACTCCAAATTAGCACTATGATTGCCAGCCATTTGTTTGATGTGAAGTATTGTACTATTTTGCAACGCAGCAGTGACCAACACGTCAAAGAACTGTTTGGCGTCCTCAACGGCTTGCACCATATTAACCTCATCAAGCAACGTGCCTTTTAAAGTCTGTGATGACCACATCTGACTAGAATGGAATAGATCACCTAGCTGCTCGATCACAATCGTTTTGTAACCCTTATTGATAAGCTCTAACAGCCTATCTAAGTGACCTTTAACATCAAGCATGGTGGTTATACCAAAATGCAAATCAGGAAGCGGTACAACCAGATTATGCGTGTCTCGTGCAACCTGATTGACTGTGTATGGCTTAATGTCTGCTTTGAACAGATTGGCAATATCTTGTGGCGTTAATTCATCATCTGACTTAGGTTTAACATTAACCTTTAACTGGAAGTTCCACTTTGGCCCATTATCTGTTGGTGTCGTCCATTGGTTTGGAATTGCTGACACGATGCGCCAGTCGTTGACATCAAGATTAAGATACTCAAGAATATCTTCTGGTGTCTTTTGTGTCTGCTCATTCAGTAGTAGATACTTGGCTGTGATTTTAATATCATCAACCTTACCGTCACTGCCATAGCTATATTTAGGCTCGATACTAAAATGGTTGTTTTCATCATTGTGTGATTGTGGCGCTTTTACACTTGCATATCGTTGCACAGAACGTCGCGCATAATACACACCTGTTTCTTCATAAAGTTTTTCAACTATATTTCTTGAATCAAGTCCTTGCTCACGCAATTCTTGAACACGCTGCTTTAATTCATCAGTCCATTTTGTGTAGCCCATCACTGCCACTTCCTATCATCATAAAAGGCATCTTTGCGCTTGTCTGTATTAGAACTGCGTTTAGATGCCTTATTGTGTTTCTTATTATATTTTTGTTGCTTGTCTAGCCTGCGGTAGATGTTTAATTCATCATCACTAGCGACAAGTCCATAATCTTTATCGATTTTCATAGTTTCTCCAAACAAAAGGTCCAACATGCTTATCTGTTTTAGATTCGCAAGTTGGACCGCGTATTTTATGTACTAAAAACCGCCGTTAGATTTAACTAACTAGCGGTTTTTGTTTAGACTAATTTTTTAATGTAAAATAATGGATTAACTTGAAAATACCAATAACCAGTAATGTGATTCCAAAGAATGTCCATACAACCAAACCACCCCAAATCGGGCTAAACAAAATACTTGCACCACCTAGTATACTGATGAAGGCTAATATTGTAGACCAGGTTTTGTTTGTCGCTAATTTATTTAAAATAAACAACTGAACAAATCCTTCGACCAACCAAGTTATACCAGTTAATATACCAACGACCAGAATAAGCGATATCGCAGCTGATTGCATATCCACAAAAATAAAAATTCCGGCTACAAGATAAATTACTGAAACGATCAGGTTGCCTAATCTTGCCATAGCATTTTCTGCATCTCTTCTAAACACAGAAATTAGCTTAAAAAGACCAACAGCAATCAAAACAGCACCAATCATGCCGGCAACAGCTCCGGCACTTAGAGTTGGTAAAAATACTATAAGTGCACCGATAATAGTAGATATCAACCCATCAAATCCTATAGTTCTCCGTACTTTTGTAAAAAATTCCTCAGACATAAGCTTCTCCCTCATAATGTGATTATAACCATTATATCTCAATTAGTCGTTAATTACAAAAATGTTAACCTAATAAAAGGCACCTGTTAAGGTTCAGTTATGTACGCAATCGCAGGCAAGCGACTGCTATTAAGTTGTGCGGACGTACCGCAATTGGCAGGGTAAGGATTTGCACCTTACAAACGATATTTCTAACCCAGTTGCTCATGTAAGGTACTGGAGCGGTCTGTTCCGCGACCTGTCATAATGATAGATATTTCAACCTATCTATTTTAGATTACCACTAATCTTTGTTCTTGCAAGTGTGTGCAACGTCGCTTTAGGGTGCGATAACCCATAACGTAAGTCACGCCGTAGCATGTGTGAACGATTCTCTCAATCATTCGATAATACCAATTTACACCCATTTTCATGCACAAAACTGCATAAAAACCGCAGTATTATAGGACTGCGCCTAATATGTGTTTTACTTCTGTACGCCAAGCGATTGCTGTTCTTTCGGATATGTGAAACTGCTGCGCTACCTTTACCCATGTGACAGACTTGCTTGCATAATAATACCTAACTACCTTTTGCTTATCAGGCTCAAAAGTTGCTATCCAGCGTTCGACATCTTCCTTTTGCTTAACCAACGTCTGTAGTGTCTTATCGCTTTCCAAGCGTATCATCATGTCGTCTAGCGGCCTTGCGTGTTTATTAAGCGCTTTACCACCGCCGATGTTTTCATCGGTTGGCCCACGATCGTTTCGCAACTCATATTCGCGTTGTTTAATTCTTAAATCGAGACGACCAGAGAAGTAGTCTCTCAAAATACTATCTATCCTGTCCGCCATACCGTCTCCTACAGGTCCATCGGTGTCATAAATGCCATATATTCATCAGGGCAATCATTCACTTTCTTTTCTGCTTGTTCTCGAGTCAAATTTTTGTACTCCCAACTCGTTCCCTCACCATAAAATTCAACTTTCCAGTTTTTATTTTCGCTCATCTCTACGCCTCGTCTTCTAACAAAACCGGCAACAAACCAATAGCTTGCCCACCGTAGCGTTTAGCTGTATCAAAAACATATTCCTTTGAAAACCAAAAGGCATCTCTTACTTGTAACGTAATTTTGTACTTTGATACAGATAAAATTGACGCGTTATGATCTTTTGCTAGATAGCCGTTACCGATTTTTACAACATATGCAACATATTCTTTCATTTCATCTCCTTGATAAACGCACAACTCCACAAAAATTCCAGATTTTGTTATAATCAGGGCAACAAAATATTATTTAGAGGAACTCATGTCTAATAGCTTATTTGTGGTTTATACTTTTTTATTTCTTAGCGTCATCTTATTGACAATCTGTTTAGTATTTGGTGTTTTAACCAAAAGTCGAGGTACCATTGTGATATCTTCAGTAGGTATCGGCTTACAATCACTTGTCATTTTAATGTTCAGATTTTTATTATTTGCAGGAATGCAAATCGGTAATTTGTATATTGGATGATATAGTACCTACTTTCCATAGTCGCGAATCACAATCGCTTTCTTGTCTGGCGATGTAAGTGAAAATGTCGCATTCAAGTTACCGGCTTTTTCTTTAGCTTCGGCTAGCGTGTCAAATTTGTATTTTGTTTCGCCGTCAATTCTCACGTCATATTTCATGCGTTGCCTCCATCTCATAAATTTCTAACCTAGGGTTCACCTTGTCTACATAAAAGTCATGGTCGAACCCTTTTATATTTTTCACGTTGTCATTGTCCAAGAACACGCGCTTTCCAATCTGTGCTTTCTGCATACCATCAAAGATGAACTTCTGCGTAAACGTCCAGTTATCAGGGTCAATACGTCTGTCTGGCAGATACCAATCAAACTTTAACTTTGTTGGCCATGAGAACGATACATTATCAGTAATTGCTTGTAAAAAAACGTTTCTGGCATAGGCAGTAGCTGTCTTTTTTAATTTAGCAGCGATAAAACGATTTTTACGTTCAGCTTCAATGTATTTATTGAGTGTGAACTGCCTTAGTATATTTGGATCTAGTATCACCTTATCCATGTACTCATCACACAATCCGCAATGCTTCTTTAAATCCGAACTCGCTACGTTTCTTTTCTGATCTACCTTTTCCAACTGTTTTTGAAATCGAGTTATCATTTATATACCGTCGGCATGCGATTGCGTCGCCCACAAAGTAAATATTTTTAGTCTGCGTTCCGACTACCTTTTGCTGTGTCATTGTTTTCTCCTATATTCAATCTATGCACCCTAGCAATGCGTTCATCTATCTTTATGCCATTGATATGGTACTTGCTTAAAAACGTTTCAATACCGAGTGAGTGCGCTTCATTATGGTGTATTCTGCATAGTTGCACCGCTCTATGTTTCAAGTGATTCGTCTTGCGTCTATCTACACCTTGACCAATCGTGTCTAAATGGTGGAGGTCGCTTGGCTTCTTACCACATATCACACAACACTTATTCATCAGACAAGCATATTCAAAATGTGCGACATCTTCCGGTTCTAATGCGTCAAGCGGTTTAAAACTCAAAGGCACGTTATGGTCGGCTACGAAGTCCAGCATAAATGTGATGAGGCCAGCCGCTACCGACTTCTCAACATCTCGCAGTGAAATCGTGTCAAGCTCTTGCCAATACTCGTAAGCTAGTTTGAACCACTGTTTGATGTATTCCGGTGCATCGCCAGACCACTTCGCAATGTCGTTAAACATGGCGTAGATAAACCGCCTTTGCTTAGCACTAATCTCTCGGTCGTCCCTCACTTGAATTTCAACCAAAGTTTGCTTAAATAGTTGAAATGTTGATAAAAACTGGTTCGCGCTTTCCTCGTCTTTAAACCTGAATATGATTTCGTTGCCAGCTTTTTGTGTTGGGTACGCCTGAAACTCTCTCATGGCGTCACCGATTAGAATGGTAGGTCATCATCACTGATATCTAATGGACTGTTTCCTTTAGAGGCGAATGGATTAACATCAGCAACATTCACATTGTTTGATTGACTAGATTGTGGCTGTTCGCCTCTTGGCTCTAATAGGTCAAAGGTATTAGCGTTGAGTTCATTTACATAAACTCGCTGACCAGCATTGTTTTCATAGTTTCGTGTCTGCCATTCACCACCTAGACCAACTAGTGAGCCTTTGTGTGTGAAGTTC